CTCGATTAAGCGTTGCCACATCATATAAAGATTGTGGAGAACCAACAGCTATATCCCATGCTAAACGTGACTTATGATTACTATCTAACGTCCAAGTTACAATTTGCCCTGGTCGCGTTCTTCCTTGTGCATACAGGTATTTTTGGCGCTCCTGTGAGCGATATGTTTCAGTAATGAAGATATTCTTAATGCCTGCTTTATAGCACTCCTGGAATAGCAGTCTACAGGCTGTTTGTGCAGCAGGTAAAAGCTCTGCTAAGTCTCGGCATGTAGTTGTTACGCTTGTCATTTCATATCATCCTTTGGTTTGTCATAAGCCAATGCCTGTGTACTATCTGAAACGCCTGTTGTTGTTGGATCGATAATAATACCAAGCAAGCCTAAAATACTTAAAATCGTTTCAGAAATTGCGGTAATTTGATTGTTGTAAATTGTAATGTCGAAATAAAAAATGCCTGCGATTTGATTCGCAAGCACAAGTAGTAATGCAATTAATGACACCCAAAATTGTTTATGTTGAAGACGAACTTTCCAATTAATTTTCATGGGTTATTCCCTCCATTTTGTCTAATCGTTTATGAGCCTGCTTATTTGATTCCTCTACACGTATTACACGTTCTGATAACCCTGTCACTCGCATTTCTTGCGCTTTAATATCGATTCTTATTGATTCTACACCTGAATTAATATTGTCTAATTTCGTGCGTATTACCGCTGAATCAGTTGCGTCATTTTTTACATCCTTATCTCGATTACGGTTGTAAGTTAATACACCAATAAAACCTCCTAGTACAGTACATAAGATTCCTATTAAAGCTACTGTTTGGCTGTCCATAAAACACCTTCCTTTTCTGCATAATAAAAGCCCTCCACAGATGTTTGTGGAAGGCATTTATAAAAATTACATTTTAGATTAAATTAAATTCTAATGAAATCGTTTGAGTTTAGTAATTTTTCTTACAAAATTACTCTTGTTCACCAATTTTCTTCACAATCACTTCGAATGCAATTCCATCATTATCTACTATTTTTGTTTTTGCTTTCTCTTCATCATATTCTATTTGTTCTCTAACAATTACCTCTTCTAACATACCTATTTTAGTAATTAAATTAAGTGGTTCCATAAATTCACCTCCAATATAACTATTATAAACTGTTAACGGAGGTAAAATATACTAAATTTTTGATTATTAAATCACTGCTAATCTAGTCTGCATTTACCTTCTTATCTCACCGCTAATCTGACTCAATTCTTGCTTAATCTTCTGAATCAATGTAGGACGATTATTCCCAAATGTAGCATCAATACTAAAGCCTGTTCCTTCGTGTATTTCTTTAATATCCGTAATACGAGCATCCATCGTAATGCCCCAATCGTTATTTTGAATAGTGGTTACGTCTCCTAAATCATAATCCCTTTGATACTTAAAAGGGCTATTGGTTAGTATCTGCCCTTCTAAATATTCTTCTTGCATTAATTCATTCAAGTTTTGTTGTCCACGATCAGTTAGCGCTTGGATAATCTTTTGCTCCGGTAATGGCTGGTCATCCTCGTCCGTTTCAGCAACATCCCTTGCATCAATGAATACTTCATGGCGGTTGATACCTAAACCGATACCAGCCCCTGCGACTTCGATTACACGCCTATCTACACCTTCACCTTGTCCTGCAACGATAGCTACGTTTTTATAATTTAATTCCGATTGAGTGTACTGCAATGATTTTAATGACTCGAATTGAGGACTAAAAATAACTGGTGGATTTATAGATTGTCCTGTTACTAAATTCTTGCCTTCCACAATATCGAACACCCAACGTTTGTTTCGAATATCTAAAATGACATCCCAACCTAGCCCACTAGCTAATGATAATGTGCTCATATCTTCAGCTACGTTTTTAAAGCGTGATGAGTACGTTGTAAAAATGCCGCGCTGTAAATCAGGTGCAATGACCAATTGAGGTATTTTACGTCTGCGATCCACAGGATTTACAAGATGATTGTTAATGTAATGCTTCATAACTGTTTCTGCATTTCCACTACGGTTATCATAAGCCGTATGCGCTGGTGGCATTGTAATACGCTGTGCAACGATTGATTTCAATGCATAACCTTTAATGAGCCAGTTCTCCGTTATCTTTCCGTTTTCATCAAGTTCGATTTCTCGATGCTTAATAATAAAAACCTTATTCAAGTCAGTTCCAACAAGAATAAGGTTATCTTTTAATAATGTATTTGCATATTTCATGTAACGGTTTATGCGAATTTCGATTCCACCAATACCATGAAATGAACGATTAAAAAACATGGATTCATAGTTGTCGATTTCTCCTAAGATGTCCATGTTTAAGGATAATATTCGAATTGGTTTTTTCAATGTATCACCTCAATTTGGGCATTATAAAAGCCCTCCGAAATTTGTGAAAGGCTGATAAATATTTGTTATTTAGAAAAATGTTAGTTATTACGAATTTTGCAACGATTATTTATCACATTAATATCAGTTTTTAACTTGATGAATCATTGGCTTTGATGGATCTCGTAATTTGACAAATGACTGGTACTGTTGAAGAAATTCTTTCATTTTTTCATCTTCCCAATCCGAATTATTCATTAATATATAATATCTCAACACTAGAGAAAGAATATCACCAGTCAGAAAACTTCCATATTTATTTTCGTGATTATACCTCCAATTGATAAAAGAACGGCTCGCTTGGTTTAAAGCAGCATCTATTTCTAATAGTTCTGATTCTAGATTTTCCAAATCTTTATCATTTAAAACAAGCTCATTATATAATTCGTTAATACATGTTTTAGTTTTTTCATTTAATTTACTATATATATCACCTAAATTATGATTTCTTGATGGATACTCATTTTTATCAATGATGTACAAACACTTCAAATACAATTCTATTGAAAGAGCTAGATTTGTATTAAGTGGCGGTATATATAAATGGAAATGCTCCGTTACAAGTAATTGCTTGTTAAGAACTATTGATGCCGCATAAAATTGCTCACCTGTGCTAAATATATCTTGAGCGCTATAATTCATTAGACACTCCTCCTATTCTTAATCTATACTATTTCGACAATAGGAAGAGGTTTCCTCTTAATATTGACAAAAAATAACGCTGATCAACGATTGTTTACGTTAGTGCTGCAATCTCACGCTCTGCAATTTCTAACTCAACAAAAGGTTTTAATTCAGCAAGCACTACATCATCTAATGTGCGCACACCACCCATAATGGTAGTCGCATAAGCTTTTACCAGTCGTTTTTGTACTGCCGTTAATCCTTCTAAATGTTTCTCACTCATTGTATAACCCCCAATTCTGTAAACATTATAATCACTTTTATCTCTAGTTCAGCATCATAAATTTCAGTCGGTGATGGCTTTAATGATTCTAATGTTTGTTGTGATTCACGTTCGTCCCTTTCATCTGTTGTTTCACCTTCTACCCAATTTTCCCCATCCCACTTTATTTTTTGGAATGGTAATTGATGACATAATTCATTAGTGGGCAAATTTTCTTCTATATATATACCATCTTCTGGAATTGACTCACCCTCTAATAAGAATATCTCCTCTCCATATAGCATAAATCCATTTTCATTTATTTTATATAGTGTCCTAATAGTAATCACTCCTTTATTTGAATGATGAAGCAATAAAGATATTATGTTGGATATTAGAGGACGTGATGTATATATCACCACTACCATATATCGATATTACTGCCCCTTGTGGACTTACGGTCCCAGATGTTGTAGTCACAGCCCCGAAATACATAGCATATGTTTGAATTGGTCTATATCCCGCGGGTATTGTTCCTAGTTTTGTTCCACTAGTTTTAGTGCCACCGTAAATATCGAAATATAGGGTTAGCATGCCATTGTCTTCTCTAGTTATCTGTGCCAACCCTGCCCACCCAGATACCAATGGAATGTTGACCGTCGACACGTTTTTGGTCGCTTTACTATCAACTTGTGTTTGTATTGCCGCAACCTTGGCATTTACCTTACCAACAGATCCATACGATGCTAAAATATGTGGACTACCAACAGAATCTACTCCACCTTCATATGACGATGACCATTGAACACCAATTATCGTGAAGTACAAACCGTCATACACCAATTGGTACACACGTCCACTCTGCAACTCCCCAGCATTTTGTGCTATTGCACCATATGTTTGGAATACTAAAGTCTTTGCACCCAAACCATTGATATTTAGACTAGCTGCACCCTGTTTATTATTCTCTAATAATTTCATTAGTATTGTAAGTCCAGGCTTATATTCTGTTACATCTGGGATACTCACATCATATGTTGTATTTCCAGCATTCTGTCTAGCCTCTACATAATATGAAGTGGATGCCACTGCAGATGCTATGCCAGTTACTGGGTCAACTTTAATTGTCTTGCCATCTGGTCTAATATGACCTGATTCTGTCGCTGATGCAATTTTGTGTATATGCTCACTTAAAGCGTTGTCATCAAAGCTTGGTAAAATTTTCGAACCTGCCCAAGGACAAATAGCTTCTTTTCCACGTTCATCCGTTACTGCATTGATAGCAATAAACGTTTGACCGCCAACTATTTTCACTTGTGCCAACGAAATTTCGTAAAGGTTTGGTGTCTGTGTTAATGTTGGTGCTACTGGACTTGTGGAAGGCACACCCTTTTTAATAAACGCTTTTACATACCTTGCTTCTGTGCTTAAATCCATACGAACGACAATGCGATCAATACGGCTATTTCCAAGCGTTTCCGTATCATGTGTCAACTCTTTAAAGCTATCGTTTTCGTAATATTTACCTTCAACAAACGCGATACCTGTATTTATTTTCGTGACCATATTAGAGCCAGTCGCACTTACCGCTAGCATGTTACCCATGCCCTTCATAACACCTGTAGTAACAAGCGTTCCAAAATACTTTGTAAACTGTTGTGCATTATATTCTCTGTCATAGGTAACGCCATCATCTTGTAAGACTGCATCAAAAAAACTAAAATGTTCAGTCATTTATTTCACATCCTTATACACTTAAATATTTATGTTTGTACTCTACATACACTTCCGGATTGCCACCTTCAGTAATGAAGCCGAATTTTGTTTCACCCACATCTAAACTAAAGAATGTTGAATCCAAGTCGATGTAATGAAACGCATTTTCTACTACTCCATCAGGTGCCACAATTTCAACTCTCTTATTCCCGAAAGATGTATCAAGCACTAATTTATACCCTGGCGGTATTGTTCGATTTACCCGGATAAACTCACCTGTTGAAACGTTTGTAATTTTAGGATTTACTGCAGCACCTCTAAATTCAACGACAATCGGTGTAGGTACATCCCCTTTATTCATAAGTAATCTAGAATCTCCCCGCGTAGCAAAACGCACAGGGAAATGAAACTTAAAGCGGAAATTACCTACGAAATCTTCGAGCTTGTAGTTTTCAGTAGCAATGTCCTCCCAAAATGGTGAAGGACATAACAGATTAATAATCGTTCTTTGAAACCTCATTCCGTTATTCTCTTTACCAACTCCGAAAACAGGTACATTTTCTGCTATAGCTTTAATTTCACGATTTACTGTACCTTTTGTATAAGTAAGTGTGCCAAGCCCTAATTTAGGATTAAAAACTGATGCTAGTAATTGTCGTTGTTCAATTAGCCCATCTTGACTGTCTGCTAATATCGAAACATTTAATGCTATTGCCCGTACTTGTAATAAGCTATCGACATAACTTGCTCCGTCTTGATACGGTGCCTTTTGTGTTTGAATATCAACCCCAACGTCTGCTTTACCTTCAACAGATTGGAGAAGAAAAGGGCGTCTATTCGATAATTCGATAGACTGCCCACGTGAATTTGTAAATGTTACTTTTTCTACTGTCATGCCATACCCCACTCCATCGCTAATTGTCGTTGCGCTTGCGTGTTTTTACGTGCTATTTCACTAGCTGTTAGGTTATTGCCATGTACGTGAATGTGTGTATCACCATGAGTGTACGAACGTGATTTATCAATTGTCGAAGTTGATGAACCGCTAATGTTGCCCTCCACAGTTGATGCTAATCGTTGTGCTGCACCTGCTACTTTATTCACTGTATCATCCATACCAAGGATTAATCCTTGCCCGATATTAACACCGAAGCCACGCATTACACGTGAAGGACTGTGGATGTCCAATGCACTTTGAATTGCATTTTTAATGCTATTTGCAATTGATTTCGCTTTATTATTAAGTGCACCTTCCATACTCGATAAGCCATCTAATAAGCCTTGTCCAGCATCTATACCAACTTGCTTTAAAGATGATAATTCTGTAGATGTTACTTTTGTAATTGCTTTTATTTTGTCTTGCCAGTCATATCTCAAGTCGTCAAGCTCGGCATTTGCTAGATTTCTCATAATCCTGATTTGTTTTTCAGTATCATCTTTCATACCTTTTAGTTCATCTTCTGCTTGTTTCCTCGCCAGTTTCGACTTCTTAGCATAAAGATCACTATACTCAGTCAATTGTTTTTCAGTAAGGCTATTAAGTGCCAATAATTGTGGAAGAGCGTTAGGCCCCATCTGACGCAATTCATCAAGTAAACCTTTATCGATAGCCTTATTTGAAATTAAATCAATTTGACGTTGCCACTCTTCAAAACCTAATACTTGAGATTGTAGGTTGGACATTAATTCTTCGCCCGTTTTATCAATCTCAACACGGAATTCATCGAAGATTCCTTTAAAATTTACTAATGAACTCTCGCGCTTAGAAACAGCATCTTCGTAAGCTTTGTTTAATGCTTCTTCACTTTTAATTAAGTCTTCATTGATTTTTATTACCTGATTTGAGTATTCAGTATTAATTGATGCAATTTCTTTATTAATTGCTTGTACAGCCGTTTGGTATGCTTTTTGCACCTCAATACGTTCTTTAGTTCCTTCAGTAAATAAAGAAATTGACTTATTCCAAAGAGCTGCTTCTTCCACAAGATTTAATTCTTCAAGAGTTTTCTTATCCTGAATAAATAGCTTAATTTCTTCTAAAATATCTTTTTGATTTTTACTGACAAATTCAACCGATTGCTTAGCAGCCTTTGCTTCAATGTCAGCAATCTTTTTAGCTGCATCTTCTTTTATGCGTTGAATCTTTACATTTTCATCTTGGGTAGTTTGCCGTTTCTTCGCGTAAGCACTACGATAAATTTTATCAATATCTTCTTTTGATCGTTTTTCGATTTTAGAAATTTCTTCTTTGGCTGTTGCAGTAATTTTTTTCTCTTCGTCTAGGTAATGCTGAGCAACATCAATTATTGTGCCGCCTAAATCTTCAATCGATTGTTGCACTCTCGATTTTGTACCACCTATACCTACAGCTAAACCTTCACCAGTCCATCGACCAACTTCCATCATTACTCGTGAAGGTGATTTAATGCCTAAAATTCTCTTAGCGGTTGTAGATATACCATCAGCAATGTCTTCGACTTTTTTCCACACAGCTTCTGTCATACTACCAATACCTTTAATTAAACCGTTGATGATATCTTTACCGATTTGAATTAGATCAACATCTTTAAAGAACTTTTCGATATTACCCCATATTTCTCTTACTGTTTTACTGATTGTCTCCCAAGCGCCTTTCCAGTCGCCTTGAATCACTTTCAAGATAGTTTGTATTGTACCTAGAATTAAGTCTAGCGCAGTTCTAACTATCAATTTAATAGTTTCCCAAGCAATTTTAACTATACCTGATATAACGGGCCAAACTATTTCAAAAATACCTTTGATAAGTCCCATGACAAGCTTAATATCAGATTTGATTCTTTCAAAATGCTCTTTAACTAATGCTAAAATTGCTTCTCCATTTTCATCCCAAAACTCTTTTATCCTATCAAGTTGTTCTTTCATAAATTCCACAACTTCACTTAAATATTCTTCAACTGTAGATTTTATATACTCATAGGCTGTAGAAGTAATTTCTTTTAATGAATCGGTTACTTTTTTGTAATACTCTTCGACCATATCAAATATTTCGGAATGCTTATTCTTAAATACTTCCCACTTAGATAAAATTTCACCAGTTTCCCAGTTTACTTTATCAACGTGTTCTTCAGCTTGCTTTTGAGCTGTTTCAACAATTTTTTGATGCTGTTCTTCTGCTAAGTAAATAGTTTGGTCTTTAGCTTTTGTAGCTTCAGCTATCATCTTATCAGCTTGTTCTGCCGATATTGCACCTGTTTCATCACGCATCTGAAGTATCGATGCCATTCTCTTTTCGAATGTCTCGTTTGCTTCTTTAACTACTTCATCTTTTTGCTTCACAGCATTTTTAACAACTTCTGCTGCTTGTTCTGCGGATATTATAGATGCATTTTCTTTCATTCGTTCAAGAATTACTTTTTGTTCTAATTCACTTTCAGAGAATGTTCTTACAGCATTTTCTTTCATGCTTCGATTGTAATTATTAATGATTTCGTGCTCACGCTCTGTTAATTCTCGCTTTTCATCTGCTGCCTTTTGAATGATTGCTTTCACATTCTCATTCATTGCGTTCTGCTCTTGAAGTTCCCACTCATTTCGTCTTTGAGTATCAGCAATTATTTTTTGCTCTTCTTCAGATGTTAAAGCTGATGAATTCATAAAGAATTCCTGCATATCTGATAACTGATCAGAGTTACGTTTCTTCATGCCATCCACAATCTTTTTATTCATCTTGTCAAATTGTGAAGTAATTTCTTTCGCCATATCTGATGTAACTTCTGTAGAAGTCATATACATATTTGTGACTGATTGCGAAGCTCCTTCACTTAGATCAAAAAATCCATTTAGCGCTTCTTTTGTTGAGTCTGAAACACCCTTACCGAATCGTTCAACTGTAGGCAAGGCATCGTTGCTCATGTGCTTTGTGAAAGCAATAGCACCAACCGTTAAACCTGCTATTGCTGCAACGGTTAATCCGATTGGTCCAGTTAATGCAGTAAAGACAGGTGCTAAAAAGGATAGCTTAGCTGTCAATAATGCTACAATGCCACCTGCTTCACCTATAGCTAAGGCAAGTGTTCCAAACGTGGTTATTATAGTTCCTATACTGGACAGAAGAGTTCCAACCACTAAAATTATTGGACCTATTGCTGCTGCTATTCCTGCGATGATTACAATTAATTTTTGAGTGCCTTCACTTAGGCTCGCAAACTTTTCTATCCAAGGCTCTATTACTGCTAACAGGCTCATAACCATTGGAATTAAAATGTTTCCTAAAGTGATTCCAATATCAACAATTTTGTTTTTTAGCATCGCCAATTGTGAGGCTGTTGTTGCGTATCGTTGAGCAGCTTCGTTTGATAATGCGGTATTTTCCTTCCACGCCTCGGTTGATGTAGCTACTGCTGATGATAATAAATCACTAGCACCGGCCATACGCATCATTACATCTGATTCATAAATCCCTTTGATGCCCATATCCTTCAGAACATCAGATAAGTTCTCTCCACGAGACGATATAGTCGCAAGTCCTTTTACAACAGCATCTAAACCATCGATAGCACTTGAATCATAAAGCTTTTTAAATTCACTACTAGACATTTGCGCTACTTCTGCCCAAGTACCTAGAGATGCTCCGCCTTCCATAATGGCCCCTTGCATCTTCTTAAGAACAGTAGTCATCGCAGTACCACCCATTTCGGCTTGTATACCTAAACTGGACATAGTACCCGCTAACGCCATGATTTGCGCTTCTGACATACCTACTTGTTTACCTTGCGCTGCTAGACGCATACCCATTGACATAATTTCTGATTCTGTCGTTGCCATCGTGTTACCTAGCCCAACAATAGAAGAACCTAAACGGTCAAAGTTGTCTTGGCTCATACCTACGATATTTGCAAATCGAGCAAACTCTGTAGCTGCCTGTTCGCGTGTCATGTTGGTAGATTCACCAAGATCTATAATTGTGCGTGAGAAGGATAATATCTTATCTTCCGCAATCCCTAATTGCCCTGCTGATTCTGCTACTGCAGCAATGTCTGATGCACTTGCCGGTAGTTGCTTGGCCATATCACGAATACCTTGTTCTAGCTTTTTAAAGCCTTCTTCGCTTGTATCTACTGTTTTACGAACACCTGCAAAAGCTGATTCGAAATCAACTGCTGCTTTAAATGCACCAGCACCCATAGCTGTAATAGGTGCTGTTACTGTTAAAGACAGTTTTTTTCCTACACTCGTCATACTGTCTCCAACAGACTTAAGTTTGTTTCCTGCTTCTTGCATCTGTTGCCCAGTTTGCGTCCATTGTGAAGATTGAACACGTAACTGATTTGTTACCTCTGAAAGTTGTCTTTCCAAACGATTATAATCAGCTTGCGCACGGTTAACAGCATTCGCTTGACGTTCAATTGCAGCCTCTGACGCTGTTCCACTAGCGACTAATTCGTCGTATCGTCTACGCTGTTCTTGCAGTTTTACCCCTGCAGCTTCAAATTGACGTGATAAAATGTTCTGTTTCTGTCCTAGTCCATCTACGGATCTACCGTACGTATCGCCTTTTTCGGACAACGCTCGTAGCTCACTGCCCATTGCAGTCATTTGTCTGTTGACTTGTGCAATTGAACCATTGAAACTTGCAGCATTTAAACTAAGACTGACTTCTAAAGCGCCTATTTCCGCCATATATACTCACCGCCTTCTTGGCATTAATAAAAGTCACAACCATGAAATTTCATCTGCTGTGACTTCTTCTATTTCTTCCTTTTCATCTGAAAGTTCGAACCAGTAATGAATGTCCATTTCATCAATCTCATGTAACTTATAACCTTCTTTTAATAGGTTCTTATAGAATTTTTTGATGCTTTGATAGGGACTTGAATTACTTACTTTCCCTCGTTATCCGTAGAAGTCCCTGTTTCAAGTCCGCCAATATTAAGTACACTATTAAATACGCGCATAATTTCATCTTGTAATTTCCCTGCTTCTAATCCATCCCATACGTCATCTACAGTGAATTGCGTATCAAAAACATTTACAACGAAGCCAATCATTTCATCAAACGTTTCTACTGAAATCTCATTGCCTTCTTGTCGCATCTTTTCATTCATCTTTAAAGCATTGCGGAAGACACGAGCCTTCACAAAGTCATTTGTAAAAGTTTTTTCTTCTTTATTAATTCGTAATGTAATTTGCATTGTTCATCCATCCTTTTCGTTAGTTGCATAATTTTATTTTAGAAAGAAAAGAAGCCCTCGAAAGGACTTCTGAATTAAGGTGCAGGTACTGCGTCTGTTGGTTTCTTCACAGAAGCAAAGAATGTTTCAGCGGTAGCTGTAACACCTGAGTCGCGTGTATCAACAGTGTGTTTAATAATTCCATCAATTAATGGTAACGCCTCACCACTGAATGGATATGTTTTATAGCTTGTTTCACCTTTTTTACGTGTAGCGTTTGATTCTTCACCTGGTTTCAATTTAGCTTTTAATAACCAAACTAATTTAGATCCTGACTCAAAGCCTACAGCAATTGCATTTGGCGTATCATTTGCGTTTGTGATGATACCACCATCTGCTGACTTTTTGTGTCCGTACCAATCAACTAATACTTCTGTTGGTAAGTCTGCTGTTTCACCTGCAATTGTAATCGAATCCATTTGAGACTCTTGGTCAACAACGCGGTCTCCTGCATCTAGTGAAGCCTCTGAAAAGTTAGGTGTTAGTGTTAACGAAATAGGCATTGTTAGTGTCTTAACATCACCCCAAGTTTCAGTTGATTCATTTGTTAGAAGTGCGTAGTGTAGTCGTTTTAAACTTATTTTCTGTGGTTTTTCATTTACCGTTGTAGCTGCCATTTACATGACCTCCTAATATTTTAATATTCATCAAAAAAGACGAATCGCAACACTTTGTTAAAGTGCGAATCGCCTTCTTGTTTTGGAGCATCGTATTCAAATGTTCGTTCATAACCTGCTGTTTCCATTAATTCTTTTATACCCTCTACAAGCTGATAGTAGTTGGTTTTTGACCAAACGTTGACTTGTATAAGCCGTTCTGTTTCTAACTCTCTATCTGCTGCTTCTAGGGCAGGATTTGCATTAACTTCTAAGAACGTAATATATTGATCAGGAATTTTGGAACCTGTTGGAACGCTGTTAAAAATGATTGGCAAATTTAATGATGAAAGGGTAGTTGGAATATGTTCAATAATATCAATCATAATCTCAATGCCTTTTTAATTTCATCGCTCATAACTTCAATTGCTTCCCTAGAACTCTTACCAAATCCACGAGTAAAAAATGGATTCGCGTTTGTAGCTCCCCATGTTACCAATTGTCGCTTACCATTTTTGAGAGCATATTTACTGCCTGCACTACGCCCAAACTCAACTAAATGGGCATGATAAGCACCACCAGTATGAATACTAACTACGCCATCTTTATAACGCGTTGATTTAATATTCTTATGCAAAGAAGCACTATCTGCAGGATTCCTGCTATCGATTGGTGCCTCTTCAACAATTGCTTCTTTTACCACTTTTGTTGCTTTATTTAAAGCCATTTTTTCAACATCTTCTTCAATCGCTAGTCTAGCTAAATTATTCAATATTTCAGACATACCATGCATTTCTAACTCCACTTACAACACCTCCGTAACGATGATTGTGAGCCACTGGTTACGTTCGTCATCATTCACTAGCGTTTCAATTTCATACATCTTACCTGCTATTTCAACACGCATTTCCTCATGAATATCGTTTCGATAGCGAATACCAATAACTCGTTTACCTTGCCATTGGGTAGCGTCAGAATTAAATACTTTATAACCTTTTTGTGACTTCACTTCTGCCCATAATTTCTTAAAAGGCGTCCAATCTTGACTAGGCCAACCATTTACAATTTCTCCTGGTGAGTTATAGAACGTTACACGTTTATTTAAACGAGCAGCGTTATTGTTGTACTGATAGTTCATCAGGATTCACCCACTTTAATTGCAGAATCATCGACTGTAAACCGTATGGAATAGGCTGTTGTGCTGTTTTAATTGTGGAAGGCGTTATTGCTATACGATTCTCATAAAAGTGTGTAGCGAGCATCATAACGGCTAGACGATGCTGTGCAAAAACGTCTTTGCCCTCTACAATCAGATAATAGTCAGTTGGTTGCTTAACCCCTGCATTTTCTAAATAAGACTGTCCAACTTGAATAAACGTAGCTAGGGAACGATTTTCATCATCCCCATCTATTCGCAAATACTCTTTTAATTCATCCAGTAACTCCACTAAACATCACTCTTTCCATCCGCAGAAGGCTCTTTAGGTGCGTGCTTGGCAGTAGCCTTTTTAGGTTCTTCTACAGCCTTTAAGAATGCTACGCCATACTCTACATGGACTTCTGTTAAAGCCTCAGCGCGTGCCTTGACTAGTTTTTTACCCCCAACCGGATAGTTGTCTCCTACCTCATAAACATGACCATTATGGTTGTTTTCTTGAAATCGATTTATTACTTTGTACACTTAGTTCACCTTCTTTCAATAAATTAAAAACCCTAGCCCTCTATTAAGGGGCTGGAGTTACTTCTGCGATACGGAATGCAGATTTTAATTTAATGCGGTGGTCAAACCATGCTGTAAGAACAAATGCATTAACACCAGTTTTTACATCTTTGTCCGTTTCGTATAAAACGTTTAGATCATAGTTAAGATGTGCGTAAGAGAAGTCACCGATAATTGGTTTTGTAGCAGCGTCTACAAATACAACTGGCTTGCCTAAAATTTGCTCCGGCTGAGCTGTGTAAAGCGTTGCGTTCCCGTTTGCTAGTGTTTCAATAATCGTTGAGTAATCAGCGAATGTCATGACGATTTTTGCATTTTCGCGGTAATCCTCATGTAAATCTGCAATTGCAGCTTTGATTGCTTTATATAAATTTGCGCCTTCTACTTTCTTAATTGCGTTTTGTGTAGAGTAGAAGCTCATGTGTTCCTCACCAGCTTTTGGTGCTGTAGCAAACTGTACTTTCTTTTCCTTTGTAGCTAACCCAGAACGTAACGAATTTTCAACATGTGAAACTAAATTTGTATGTGTACCTGCAAGAACTGTTTCTGACACACCTGCAAATACTTTAGATTTAAAACGACCAAACGTCACTGTTGAACCTTCTAGTTTCAATTCTTTCGCTGTCTCTGTATCTGCAATGAAATTGTCATCATCAATCGTATAGGACAGTTTTGGAATTTCTAAATTTGGTACACTTGTCACAGTTACTAGGTCACGCATCGGATTTTTCACAAGTGGCTCAGTGATAATTTCTTGTGCTACTGTTTTTGGTAAGAACTTTTCTCCACCCGTTGCTGGACTTGTGTTATCTCCTAAAGCAGCATACACATCTTTTTCAACAGGTTGGTTACGTACTGTAGAGCGTACTAAAGATGCTAATGCTTCTGTGCGTTTTTGTTTTGGATCATCAATTTGAGCTAATGGATTTTGTGCAAACTTAGCTTTTTGTTCAGCTTCCATTTGATCATGTTGCGCTTTAATAATGTCAAAACGTACTTGAATGTCAGCTTTCTGTTCCTTTAAAGCTTTAATTTCCTCATGTGTTGCTTGCGGATCAATCGCTTTTGTAGTTAGGTCGGTATCAATCTTCGCTACTTGTTGACCAATAGTAGCCATGTTTTGTTTTAATTCGTATAATGTTGGCATTTATATGCCCTCCTTTAGATTAAGTTTAATGATTTTAAATAGATAAGATTTGCTATAGAGCCAGCAAGAATGTTTTGCCTTTCTTCTTGCGTGAGTGTGTCATGTTTCGGTTGTAGCAAGGCTTGTGGAAGGTTTTTAAATTGCTTTGTCTGCTCATTTGATAAACAAGCAACCGCCTTGTTTGCGCCTTCTACGACATCGCATAAGCCAATATCATAAGCTTGTTGAGCGGATAACCATGTTTCTTCATCCATCATTTGTTGGATTTCCTCTTGCGTCGTCTTACCGTTGATTTTCGACAGGTAAGTTTCAATTTGCATGCCATTAATTCGATCCAAGTCATCTGCGGCTTTACGCAATTCATTCGTATTCCCAAATACACCCGTCATCGCATTGTGAATCATTAGCATTGCATTTGAAGGCATCCTTACTTCGTCACAGCAAGCAACAATATTACTTGCAATCGATGCCGCTAATGCGTCCACATGTGCAATTGTCCGCGCTTTATGACGTTTCAACATGTTACCAATTGCAATTCCTTCAAATACTGAACCGCCTGGGCTATTAACATAAATATGAAGCTCACTGACTTCGCCCACTGCATCGAGTTTCTCTTTGAATACAACAGACGACATTTCCCCAAATTCTTCCCATGCGTGGGGTGTAATTTCGCCCAAAATAAAAACATCTGCTGATTTCCCATCAACGGATGCTTTAACGTCAAAGAATGTTTTCTTTTTATTCAATTTCTCCACCTCCTTCCACAGTTGATGTCGCTGTAGAGGATTTACGTAAAGCTGGATCCATCTCTTGCGGATACAAGTCACCAGATATCCAAAGGACATCTGCCTTGCCTCCCATCGGTGCATAGTCTTCAAGCATACGCACTTCATCCGGCTTCATTGCGCCACTTCGTAGCATCGCTTGATAGAAGTTAGTACGCGCTGCTGTGTCGCCTCGTAAAAGACCTCCAAGATTGAATTTGAAATACATCCCTTGCTTTCGATCAGCTTTCGTAAGTAATTTCCGATTAAATTCATGTTCATATTGTCGAACAATCGGCAACAACGTCATGTTTACGAATTGAATCATTAGCTGTTCATTGGAAGCCATTGTTCCGCCTTCCACATCGTTTAAGAAGCTTACAGGCACATTAAAAACATTGGCTACCCTTGAGCGTGTAATGCGCTCTGATGCCAATGTATCGGATGCGAAATATTGTTTTTTAATTTCGGATACTTCAACGCCTTGTTCTTGGAATAAGATACCTCCATTTTCAGCATAGAAACGTCTAAAGTCGGTGATTATTCTATCACGTTTTTCAGAATCAACATTAGCTGCATACTTCAAAATGAATGATTCTTTTTTCTCCATTTCAGAAAGTGAGAACTCTTGAACTGCTTTATCATATTGAATGGTATTGGCTAATACTTTTAATGGTGATAAACCTTTTATACGACCAGAGCCACGAATATGTTTAACATGTATCATGTCTGTATTCGATACAAACATCGTCCCTTGCTCTCCTTGGACGTGATACCACAACAACCCGTCTTCTTTATTGATAAATTCAGTAACACAGGATGGATCCAGTGGAACAATTTCGTTTGGTCGCATACGTATATCACGTAAAATTATCGCGTAGCCATTACCTGTTTCATTCCTACTTACTTCTAAAGCATTTAATAAATCAAAACTACTCATATTTTGGTTTGGCTCATTTATGAGGACATCAGAAATATCGTTCTGAACCACATCATAATTTTGATGTAATTTAATAGGTAGCGCAGAGATTGTATTAGCAAGCCGACTAATAACACTGAAAATTGTTTCATTCGTTGCTAATTGGCTGTTATCGATACCCCAAAAGGTACGTCCAAACCAGTTTGAAAAATCCCATGTGGAACCCTTCCATCCTGTACTAGCTCCCGAATACGCCATGTACGCTGAAGTTTTAATCCTTTGCCATAGTTTCATTTTTTTCACCGCCTTTCGAAAAATTAAATTTGTTAATTTCCTTCTAAATAGTACATATAATTCTATTATCACTTAAGAAACGGGGTATATAAAAAATGGCAAAACGTTATTTAAAACCAGAAAAAGATTTAATTATTTTCGCTGAAACAATAGTTCTGAATCGGTACGATATGGAAAATCGAGTTGCGCCTCTTGTAGCTCAACTATTGGGTAGAACTACATGTGCAATTTGTAAACAAATTGAAAATGTGAAAGGTATTCATTATCGTCAAAAATTTTAATTCCACCAAAAGCGGGCTATATTTAGCTCGCTTTTTACAACTCGTTTATTGAAATAAAGCTGATGTTGCCATCACCCGACTCTACTGTTGCATGTCGAGCTTGTACAAAAGCAGTAATAATAGCTGCTATCGGGTCAATTCGTTCTCTTGATTTCGCTTTTGAAAGTTTAATGCTTTCGTTACCAGCCATTTCAGCTATCGCATTTCCTACCGCCCAAGACAATACCTTGTCACCTAGGTGAGTAACTTTTTTACTCTTCTCTGTACTTTCATAAACATAGTCTCTAAAATCTTTTGTCGGCTCAGATAGTGTTGGAAAACCTTGTCGAACCTCCACAGTTACAAGACCATAATTATTAATATTTTGAGCAAATTGTGTTGCTCCATAAGGGTCATAACAGAAGTGAATAACATTTAATTCATTATCATTAATGAAGTCCATAATCCATTGCTCTACATAGCTATAATCAACTACTGCGCCTGGTGTAACATCCATCCAACCTTCTTCAATCCACACATCATAGGGCACTTTATCTTTTGCACGTCTTTCGTTCAATGTATCTTGAGGCATAAATGAATGTTGGCCAACATGGAAACCGTAATCCGTCGGAAATACATACCCTACAGATGTTAAGTCAATTTTTTTGGACAAGTCGACTCCGATAAAGACATCTCGTCCAGTCATATCAAATCCATCAATTTCACATGCTTTCCATTTATTCGCTGGGATAAATCCTCCCTCTTTCATATCCACCCATACATTCATCGTTTTTGTCAAAAAGGAACGCATCTTTTCAGGAACATCCAAAGCCGTTTTTAAATCAGAACGAATAGAAGCAAGCCCTTCTTCGTAAGTCGCTACAATAGGATTTGCCTTAATCCAGTTACTCTCATCCTTTATGTCATCCCCAGGATCTAATTCGCAAATGATGCCGAAGTAATCATCGTTCTCTGTATCATCATCAGGATTTAATATACGTGATACATATTGGTACTCAACAAAACATGGGCGACTTAAATCAAAACCTGCAGTTGTTATAACAAACATTAACGGCTCTTTTCGGGCAACCATACCGGATTGTAAAACATCGTAGATTTCGGATGTTAAATGGTTATGGTATTCATCCACAATGCCTACTGATGGGTTTTTACCATCACCTGTTTTACGTGTTTCGCGTGATAACGGAACAATGACAGAACTATTGTTGAAAACTTCAATCTTTCCGTATGCTTCTTTCCATCTACCTTCCAGTAATTCACTTGAATTAATCCCATCACGAACAGCAATATATACTTCATCTGATTGGTCTTTTTGCCATCCTGCAATATACATACGTTGTTTTTCATCGCCAAGAAATGCAATGTATGAACCGACAATTGCTAAGAATTGCGATTTGGCATTTTTACGAGCGAGTTGTATATAAACCTTACGGAAACGACGCGCTCCATTGCGTTTCTTTTTAAAACAAAAGATGTTTACGGATATAAAAAGTTGAAAATCGTTTAGTTTTACCTTTTCACCAGCTAACACACCTTCAACGTGTACAAACTCATTAGCCCACCAATAGAAATCCTCGGCTACTCCTTCGTCAAAATAAAAAGGACTGTCATCTCTTTGACAATCCTCGTAGTCGTTTAAGAAGCGTTGAACCGCCCATTTATGTTTAATACTAGCCTTAATTTTTCCACTTAGAATATCGTCACAGTAATTAAATACACGTTCTAAGACCCAATTCATAACCGATCACCGAATCGCTTCTGTGCTTCACTTTTGCTTTCCGTAGAAGAGGATGAAGGAATGACTAATTTTAAACGTGATGTAATAGTAAGACCAATATCAGAAGCTGCAGAACGACATTCGTTAAATAATGCATTCTTAGTACGTTGCAATTTCGGGTAATCTTCATTAACAATCACTATTTTCTTACCGTTTTCCTGCTCGATTGTATCCGTCGGCTTTGTTTTTCTTAAATCTTTCACAAGTTGTAAGTACTGATGTTTCGAGTCCAAATACCTCGCTAAGGAATCAACATCAAGCTCGCTAAATATTTCAAGGGCTATGAGCTTATCTGCAATCTCTGTAAATTCCTTCTTTTGAGTTGCAGTTAAATACTTTGGAATTTCAATATTTTCTGTAGGCCCGCGCATCTTTTCTTCATGATTTTGACGCTTTTTCATCTCGTCTTTTGTTAAATGTTTTGAGCGCCCATTCCCTAGAAGCACCTGCAACGGCTGCTTATTTCTACCTGCCATACTATCACCTCACTTTCATAATTCATTGTGTTTCCGAAAAATATTTTAAAAACGGGTTTTTTTGCGCGGAAAGCGGGCATCCGGTGTAAGTTGTTTGTGATTTTCACACAATTCATGAGGGGGGCTATCCCTCTTTTCTCTCCGAACCTGTCTTCTTGTTATGGCAAGACTGACAAAGTAGTTGTAAATTATTTTCATCTAATCTTTTATTCCAGTTTTGTTTGATTGGAATGATGTGGTCGACAATGGTTCCGACTGTTATTCGTTTTTGATTCAGACATTCAATACATAATCCGTTATCACGAATACGAATCAAATCCCGTGCTCGTTTCCATGATGCAGAATGGTAGAACTGTTTGCTCCGGTCACTTCGATGATACTTATCGTAATAGCGATTGTTCTCCGCCTTAGCTGTCTTGTGTTGTTCACAGTAACCGTCATGAGTTAGCTGTCCGCATCCAGGTTTGTTACATGGTCGTAAAGGTTTACTGTTCATGTGATGTCATCTCTTGTTTAATGGTGTCCATACGTTCCTTGATGTCAGCCTTTAGCGTGGACTCCTCTTGCTTCAACTGCCCGAGCTTGTCACCATCAGCCCACTTCATCTTGCGGTGTAGCTCTCGCATCTTCTCTTGGAGCTTACGTATTGATTCGTCTGTATAAAAACAGACATAATCGCGTCCACAGTTAGGACAGGTGAAGTATGTCTTCTCGATTGAGTTATGAAGTTTGTCTTTCTTAAAGTGTTCGACATAAAACTTATGACCGCACGACTTGTTACACTTGGCGTAGATTGGTTCCATTCCTTAGCCCTCCATCATTCTGTTTACTGATGCAATTCGTATAACACCACTTTCTTTATCGAAATACTTCACAGTGAAATTATGTTGTCCTCGTGATTTGTAATCTTTCGTTTTGTAATTGTATTGAATGGCAATGATGGCATCTATATCTTTACCATTCAATTTAATCTTCGGTGGTTTGTTAGCCGAACCCATCTTGATAACAATTTCATTTGCCATTTATTCACCCTCCACAATTCATAATTCATTGCATAAGAAAAAGCCACGCTCATGCGAACGCGACATTTAATATTAATTGATTTAATTTTCCAAGAATGTTTTATTTAGAGCATTAATTAAATTTAAAAGTTTTGCATTCTTCTCTTCTGAATTAAATATTATTTCCATTTTTTTGTTTAACGACTCGTCGAACTTGTTTATCTTTGCAATATCTGCATCCCCAATATATTCGTAATTTATAATATTTAAAGATTTATATACTCTCACTTGCGATTGAATAATATAGCTGGCTTCTTCAGGGTTAGGATCTCCCATATTTTCAAGCCATTTATTAGTTATTTCAAAATTATAGTTTTTATTATATTTATATAAATAAAATATAAAGCTTAGTGATATACCTTCAACTGTAAGTTCATTATTAACATTCTTATTCAAATAGTCTTCCCATTCATCTTCGCTCAATTTAAGATTTATATCAGAAGGGGAATTATTATTTTTATGTTCCGAGAACAATGAAAATTTTGTATGTATTTCATCTTTAATATCCTTTTGCAATTCAGATAAAATTTTACGTAATTTCTCTTCAAGCTCTGCAACAACATTTTTTACATTATTATGTTCCAATTCCTTTGTAGCTTCTTCAACTCTATTTGCTGATTCCTCAAGCCTTTTAGTTGAATCTACCGTTGTAGCACTTTGAAAATAAGTATAGATAATTGCAAGAACTGCTAATATTATTGAAATAATAGTTCCAGCAAATCCCCAATGAGTAATTACTTCATTATTTCCCCGATATTGATAAGTAAATAAACTTATAGCCCCTAAACAACTTATTAAAAGCCAATATAATAAATCTTTAACTTCAATCCAACTAGTTAATGATTTCTTTTTAAAATTACTATTAATCATTGGTGGAACTTTTACTATTAATACAACGATACCTATGGTTAATAGCAGTATTAAAGGTACTACTAACAACCACCAGGCTTCAAATTCAATAGAAACAATATCTCCCATAACGAACTCCTTTAACAACAAATAATAGTAGATTATACATTAATTGTTGTTAAAAAGGAACAATGAAAGAGACCACTCATAATTAGTAGTCTCCACTCCGCAATCGTCTTATTAAGTTGAATGCTTGTTTGTAGCAACACACGTCCAAGAGAATAGCTAGGCTTTATTGTGTCTAACAGTATATTCAAAGATAAAATTCACATAAAGCCTTTACATAAATAAGCAACATTTGAGCGAAACTCCGTAATTTTCACGTTAAAAATACGGTAAAATACAAAATAATCGTTGACGTATCATTTTATCTATTGTATAATTAAAGTATAGAAAGGAGGTGAACAACATGAGTTACGAAACAATAATCAAAGTCATATCAGACATCGGAATTATCGCCGGAACACTAAGCGGAATTACACAAGTCCTAATCAACATTAAAACACTGAAAGGTAAAAAGAAAAAACAAAAGCGACGCCCTCCGACCAAGAAGAAACGTCGCAAAAACAAAAAATAGAAGAAGAAGGCGAAAGCCTTCTTTTTCACTTTCATAATAACGCATTTTACAAACGATTGCAAACGACTATTAAATAGGAAGCTTTCCTATA